AATGCAAATTTTAAATTTGACTTAAAAATTTTAGCAACATTTAGCGCAGGTATTGGAGGAGTCATTGTCCCTTTGAATGAATTCGTTAGGGGAGAGTTCCCAAAACTTACAGAACAAAACTATGTGTTAATAACTGTTGCAGTTGCAATGATATTGGTGACCGAACACACTGAAAACATAAAGAAATTATTAACTGAAATATCTAAACAAAATTTAGATAAAGAATTTAAAAAGACTTTAAAAGTCGGGACTGAGTTGAGAAATTCATTCTTGGACTTTATGAATAGTTTAAACTTAACATTTTCAAAGATAACTCAAATCATGGGTTACGCATTTTTAATTCCCGTTATTGATATTATATGGGGGTTATCTCAAGATAATATGATTGATAACACTAGTGAAATTGTAATTAGAATGTTACTTTCGTTAGGTACTCATTACTCGGCAATATTCTTGAAGGAAATAATAACAAAAATGATTGATAGATTCAGAGAGAATTAATACTTCCCTGATTTAATCTTTTGTTTAATTTCTCTCATCTCATCATCATTCAATTTGTGAAATTCTTTGTATTTTTCAAACCACTTATCAACAACGTCATTGAATGGTGTTTTTGTTATTTTTGACTTTCTTCTAAATCCCTTAGTTTGAGCTTCAAGTTCGTGTTCTTGTGAATAATATTTAAAAGGTTCTGATGGTTCTTTAGTTTTATTTATCTGTCCTTTAAAGTTTTGTCTCATATGAGTAAATTCATGAGCAATTAATTCATTAAGTTCACCAATCAATTCTGAAACCAACTCAAATTTATTATCAGGATTATATGTTACTGTAATTTCTAACACTTCTTCTTTAGGATAATAATTTCCATCAACATACACTTCAGTCATGTCTACATTACTAACTAACTCTAACTCAACAGTATAATCAATGTCCATCTTTGGGTGAGAGTATACCATATCGTCACCTAAAAATTCAGGTAAATAGTACACACCATTATCGTTGTTTTTAAATACTCTCACAATGTCTCTAACGGCATTTCTAATCGGTCTTCTATGGATTTTTTGTTCATTAATATCTTGTGGAATATCAGAACAGTTTAACGATTTAATAACCACATTAATATCTCCAAACTGAGAGAATTTATCTTTAATAACTGATATTATTCCAGAAATCATTTGTAAATATTCCCTGTCACTAATGACATCTTTCCCAGAGTTACAGAAACCATTAATATGGTACCCATATCCATTTTGAGATGCCGATATTTTATCAATCTCAACTGATATTTTATAGACACTATCAATATACTCTAAATCAACTATTTTGAAATATATTTTAACTTCCGTATCATCAGAGTCCTCAAGATTTCCTTCCCAAATAAGATTAGTTCCTAAAATAATATCTTTTAAATCTTCCATATTGTATAAATACTCACAAAAAATAAAAGACCTAATTTCTTAGGTCTTTTGGTGTTAGATATATATAATACCCTACAAGTAGGGTGGGGGTATATGATAAATATACCCAATTTTAAAAAAAATACTTCTAAAAGTCCAATAAACTGAACTTTTTTTATTTTAGTAAGTTATAGTACTCTTTAAAGTGCTTTATTCTGTCCGCTAATCCTATAGTCCCACCGTTAACTCTTTTTGTAACCGCAGTTACCGTAGCATCATCCGCTCCTTTATCACAGATAGACCAAAGTTTATTAGAATCAAAGAAAAATGCTGCTGATGCTAACGGATATTTTGTCGCAACTAAGTCAGGATTAGATACTGTATCTTCACCAATGAATTTTGCAAAGTTTGTGTAGTTTGATTTCCCAGTCAACTGGATATAACCTCTTCCGCGAAATTTAAACCCTTCTCCTGTAGATTCATCACCATTACCCATTCTTCCACCATAAACTTTTGAAGCTATTTTTTGTGGATTTCTTGCATATCCCTCAGCTAAATTACCAGGAAAATATTTTGGAAATATCTTTTTCAACCCGTCGGCAGAATAATTCAAGTTCTCCTGAACGGCTTTAAACCCTCCTGATTCATGACCACACTGAGCCAAGAAATGAGCTAATCTTAATGGGTTAGTAATGTTGAATTTTTTAGCCGTGTCAGGAATTTGAGCAATTACAGCGTCAGGAATATGTCCTTTCAAATTCTGTAATTTAAATTCTGAACTTGTTGGAATTACAACGTCTTCTTTAACAACTTGAGTAGGTTGTGTAGTTTCTGCAAACATTTTACCCCAAGTTCCTTGTCCAACAATACCGTCAGCAGTTAACCCGTTCGCAGCTTGCCATTCTTTAACTTTAGCCGCAGTTCCATTACCGAAAATACCATCGGCAGTTAATCCTAATTTTGCTTGGAGTTTTTTAACGTCTTCTCCTTGTGACCCAACTTTTAGTAACATAATTTTACGTTTTAATCATAAATATCATTAAAAACAAACAAATTATTTTGTATATTTATTATTATGAATAAATCCTTTATATTATTAGAAGAAGTCAATCAAATGATTCAGTCATTAACTGAGTCTAAATTATCAAGAGAGGAACATTTATTAAACATTGTTAATCTTTTGAAATTTAATAAAATCAAATCAAAAAAAGTTTCATTTTTATTAAAAGACATTAAATCAGAATCTGATGATATGATTGTTGATTTTGAATTACTTGAAAGAGGGTTAAGAAAAACTTTAACTAAGAAAGGTAATAAAAAAGAAAATTGTGAATTTTATTTTGATAGTGTTTGGAAATCTTTAAATAAAAGAAAATTCCAAGATGATGACGATGAGTCAGAAGTTGAGGAACCATCTATACTCCCAAAGAAAGTTTTTAAGAGAGAATTATTTTCTTTACAAGTTGAACTATTAAAACTTCAAGAATGGTTATCTAAAACTAATAAAACAGTTATTGTTGTTTTTGAAGGCCGTGACTCAGCGGGAAAAGGTTCTACAATTAAAAAGTTCACTGAAAATATGAACCCAAGATATTATAAAGTTATCGCACTTGGGATTCCAACACCTGATGAAAGAGCAAATTGGTGGAAAAGATATGAAGACCAAATTGAGCCAGGTAAGGTAAATTTATTTGATAGAAGTTGGTATAACAGAGGATTAGTTGAACCAGTTATGGGATATGGGACACCTGAAGAGTATGAGGATTTTATGGAGAATGTTCAGGGGTTTGAAGAATCATTAGTTAAAGATGGAGATTTTCTATTCAAACTTTGGTTTTCAATTGATAAAGAAACTCAGGCTCAAAGATTTGAGTTTAGACAAAAATCTCCATTGAAATACTGGAAGTATTCAAAAAATGACGAGAAAATGCAAGAGGTTTGGGATACATTTACTGAATATAAAGAAAAGTTATTTGACAAGACATCTACGGTAAATCATCCTTGGGTTGTATTGGACTCAAATGACAAGAAAATATCAGGGTTAAACGCAATTAGATATATTCTGCAGAATATACCATATGAAGGTAAAAATGAAGAATTATTAGATAAGGAATTCCCTGAAGCAATGTCAGTTCTTAGACCTAAAGTTTAAGCAAGATTGTTAGAATTAATATCATTCATTATTTTTTCAATCTTATTGGCAGAACCAAGAGATGTTTTTCTTCTTGAATCTAATGCAACTTCTTGTAATTCTTTAGGGTCAGTTATACCATCTTTAACTGCATCATTAATATCATTTGCAAATTTTTGGAAGAATCCTGAACCATTCCAAGATGCGTATATAAAATTAAAAGTTAACCCTTTGTCAGAATCAACTATTTTTTTCGCATCATCACTTAAATATTTCTCAGACAATTGTTTGTAGTGAGGTTCCATTATCTTAACTACCAAATCAGTTAATTCATCAGATAACTCTCCACCTCTATATCCATGTTTCCAAACTTCAGGTTTTTTATTCTTATCAATAATTGACCAAAACTCAACTCCAGCCGGTGACGTGTTTAAATTTCCACCATGAGCCCTATCAATTCCAAACATTGTCTCACCTGAACGTCCCATTGCGGATGTACGATGCCAATCAGGATTATAATACCCCCCTTCAATCTTATCAATTACAAGTTTTGTTATTTCTTCAAAATTAACATCAACTGGAGATAAATTATTTTTTTGTTTTAATTCACCAAATAATAAATCAAGTATTTTATCCCAAGATATATCTTTGTCACCAAATAATGCAGACTTCAATATATCTCCGAGTAAACCCTCATTTACATTTTCATTCTCGTTTATCTTGGAAATTTGTCTAAATCTTACTATCTCTTCTAAAATTTTTTTCTTGTTCATATTTTATAAATATTTATAAAAAAAAAGAATTATGAATTTACGAGAAATTTTAAGAGAAGAATTAAAGAAGGAATTAAAACCAATGAAATTAATGACTGAAACTTATGTTTCCGAAAATTTAAAATATCATTTAGATAATAAATTACCTTTAAGTGAAACCATTTTTAGAAGTGGTTCAAATTCACATATAAGTTTAGTTAATGAAGTTAGAGAACTACATAGTGTCGGATTTATTGAATTAAATGATGAGGACAAATTTATCATTGAAAGTAATTTAGGTGAAAAGGTTACGTTACCAAATGGAAAAGAGGTTTTATTAGACTTACCATTTGTTGAGGAGTCTCTAAATGAAGCTGAGTATAAGGGTAGAAAAGTTCAGGTCGGTAGACCCATGAGAAATTCGGGTGGAGGTAAAAAATATGTCGTATACGTCAAGAATCCATCCACGGGAAAGATTAAAAAGATTTCTTTTGGAGATGTTTCAGGTGGTCTAACGGCTAAAGTATCAAATCCTAAAGCTCGTAAATCATTTGCATCAAGACATCAATGTGATAAAAAGAAGGACAGAATGACCGCAGGTTATTGGGCTTGTAGAATCAATCGTTATGGACACTTGTGGGGTGGTAAAACATATCCAGGTTATTGGTAATATGAACGAACTTCCATTTATTCAAGAAAACATATCAGATACAATTAAAATCAGAACATTTACAGAAGATACTGATTCAGGTGAACTTATGTGGCATAGGGACAGAGAAAACCGATTAGTTGAGATTTTGGAGAGTAATGGTTGGAAGTATCAATCAGATAATAGTTTACCCATAGAAATGAAAAAAGGGGATAAAATCTTTATCCCCGAAGGTTTATATCATAGAGTAATTAAAGGTAGTGGTGACTTAATAATTAAAGTTGAGTTTAACCCGCCATTAACCTACCAATCATAGCATTTCTATTAATGTTTATTGTTGGTTCAGGCGTAGGGTCTATTGTTGGTTCAGTCATAGGTAAATCTATATCTAAATTAATATCTCTTACTCTTTGAGTTACTTCAATTCCTAATGACATTTTTTCACCATATTCAAATCTCAACAAATATAAAGCCTCTTTATTAATTTGTTCTTCAGACATTAAATCGTGATTTGTTTTATTCTTTAAAATTTCAGACCTTACAATATCTAAAATACTATATGGTAATCCTGTGTCTAACGAATCAATTCTATTATCTTGCATATTCCAAAATGTCGTTGAAGGTTCCGAATAATCTCTATGAGATGCAACTTTCAATCCTGTCATTTTATTTATACAATAAATCAATGCTCCGTTCTTTGAATATCTACTAAAATAACTTGGTTCGTATTCCGATGTTGTACACCATTTAGTTGAACTTCCGTATTTCATAGAAGACAAGTGAGTAAGTGGTCGTAAAAGTAACCATTCCTTATCTTCATAAATCTTAATAATTTCTTTTTCAAGCTCATTACCCATCTTTTTAATTTCGGATAACGAGTTTAGTTTTTCTATATCCTCAAAGTTTTTAATTGACGTGTAATCAACTCCATTCATCAAATTTTGTTTATCGTGATTAATGAATGTTTTTAACATTTTAACTTGGTTATCATTTAAC